CAATAGAACCACCAGAAACTGTCATAGGATCATCAAACCAAAGTAATTGGCCTTTTGTAAAAGTATCACCAGAACCGCAAGTATAAGATACAACATCACCACAATTTCCGAGTAACTGTACTATCCTTGCCTCATTTGCCATGGCAAACTTACACACTACAACTATTTAAACTTTTTCTTTTTTGTAGTGACCAAATTATTTCTCATCTCTTTTACAAATTCATTGTAGTTATTTGAAACTTCAATCTGTGCTTTTACAAATCCATACTTATATGCAGCCCATCCGAGAATAAAACAAGATACTCCATAGACAACAGCGATGATTAAAGTAGTATAAACATCTCGAGAAGCAAGTCCAAAAAATGCTATAATATATTTTAAATAAGATGTAATTGCATAACCACAATCAAAATAAGATTTAAGCAAAGCTATTTTATAGAATCTCATAACCCTTCCCAACACTTCTTTTTCTGCTCTTCTGTAGGATGATAATATCTTTTCTTTGTTTTAGGATCAGTCCAATAATCTGTTTTAATTCCAATAGCGTTCACTTCAACATTTTCTTTATACACAGGCATCTTTCTATCAGTTTTATATTCTCCAACTTTCTGAACTCCAAGTATTTTTCTGATTGCAAAAATAAATTTATTATGTCTTTTGTGTTGAACAGGATCGAGAATACTAGCCATCACTAAATCTTTATGTGCTTCTGGAAAGACAACCTCATAGAGCATAATAGGTCTAACTCCGATTTGAGTTGAGCAATCGATTAATTTATCTTTTCCATCATGAAATTTATATGGAAGATATTTACATCTTAGCTCGTCGATAAATCTATCACTATCGTGTTTGATTCCCCTCGTAATAATGTATAGGTGCATTGTTATTGTTTTTTATGAATTGTTTAATTTTATCTTTGTACATAAGCATACCAACAGAGATGAGTTCTGTATTCAGGGTGATATTGACATTTTCGGTTTGCAAGAGCAAAACTCCAATGTCGATACAGTCGCTCAATCCCTGTCGATAGCCAATTATATAACCGCATATCCCTCCGATGAATAAAGAGATGATTATGAATACTATAATTTTTTTATTTTGCATTGCACTTCTTTTAAAAACAATGTATTTATTTCGATAGTTCTTTCAGCGTCGGTAATCAATGCTTTTAATTGTTCTTCTACTTGTAGCCAGTTTTCTTTTTTCATATGAATTTACCCTCCATTAATGCTTTTGCTCTTTGAATATCAGTAATAACAGGTGTAGGAGTTGGTGCAGTTCCTGCCTCACTTCTTCCACCCAAAACAGTTCTTGTATATATTTCTGTATTTTTCTTGAGTAATTCTTCTGCTCTTAAATTTGCTTCTTCCATTCTTTTAGCAACTGCTTCTGCTCTTTCAATCATTGAACTCGGGTTCACCCCTTCTTCCCTTGATGGAAGTTCCTCTTTTTTATCAATCTCAGTTCCCATAGTATTTTTTAGTAATTATTGTTTTTAAATATTTATATGAATTGTAATAACTTTGGACAATTAGTATCTTGCAACATAACCCATTCATTGAATTTGTTTAAGAATAATATTGTACCTGTAATAAGTCCAACTGCTGCACCAAGACAAAAAGTCTTCATGTCAAATTCTCCTTGTAATAATGGAAGTAATGAACCTAGAAATATTAGTCCACCTGCAATAGCAGAATTAATCAAGTGAATATATACGTCCTTCATTGTGGAACTAAGCTCCCACCAGTTGTAGCTAATATTCTTTGTGCTTCAATTTGTCTTGCCTGTTCTCTAGCAAGTTCAAGTTCTATTCTGATATTTTGTAAAGTTGTTTTCTCTCGAAGAATTTGTGCTTCTATCTCTCTTCCATTGTCTAACCAATATCTTAAATTTAATCTGCCTAGTCCTCTTGTTGTTCTTTCTAGATCATTTATAGAAGATTCAGCAAGTTTCATATCTCTTTCAGCGTCGATATAAGATTTCTGTCCAGTTTTTACAAGAGCAACATTTTGTTGTAATATATTTGTAGCGTCGATAAAAGAAGCTTCGGCTTTTTTTACATCTGTTGATTTACTCGCACTTAAAGAACTTTTGAATAAATCGTAAACTTGTGCAGCACTTGATATAATTGCTTGAGGTGTAGATACTGCATTTATTGTTCCTCTTGCAACTTCAACAGGATTCATTCCTAATATCTCTCTAGATAAACTAGAAGGCTCATTAGGATTTATATTTCCTTGTAAAGTATTCCCTTTATTTTGATCTGTTGGTTCTAATTTCTTTTGTTGTTGTATTATTTCATTTAATGCGTTTTGCTGCATTATTGCTTGTTGTTCTTTTGAAAAACTTATATTTTCACTTATCCCTTGTGTTGCAGCCTGTGAATGAGTTAAAGTTTCAGCAAATACTTTTCCACCTGCACCTTGAACAACTTTAAGTCCACCACCTTCGGCACTTGGATAAAATCCACTTATTGGAACGGGGATTTGCGGAGTTGAAGTCTCTGCGACAGGAGTGTTAGGACTTCCTGAAAATAAAGCTCCACCTGCACCAGTGTAAATTCCTTGTTTCTCTTGTGCTATTTCAAACGGATTCTTTTCAGGTTCAAAAGGATTTTTTTTAGTTACCATTTATTCTTCCATCCCTGCTGCGTTCATTTGAGTGTTCATCTGTCCACTATCTTTTGATTCGTCACTGATAAGTTCATTTCTAAGACTTGCAGGGAATTTTAATCTTATATCTAAATTAAGTTGATCTTTTACTTGTTCCATTAAATCATTCTGTTCATCATCAACACTTTGCTCAAATGCAAGATAAGCAATCTTTGCTGTACTCTCTGTAAATTCTCCAGAACTTCCCATAATGATTTGAGGTATCCCTACAACTTGATAAAAATAATTTCTTAAGTGTTCTCTCCATGGAATAGGATTTAAAGTTGAATTAGCAGTAACAGAAATTAACTCTTGTTCTACTGCACCCTTTGGAATGTAAATATTTTCTCCAAGTGCAACTGCTTTATCCATTTTTGCAGCATATGAAGCTATCTTAACAGGATCGTCAGTATCTAAAATAAATTTCATTAATGGTTTTACATATCTATGCATCAATTTTCTGACATCATCAAAACTTTCTTTATTTGCTTCAAGAATAGATTTTAATGCGTCACTATCTGCACAACCATGTGTCTCGTCAGCAATTCTCTTATTTGTTAAATGAAATAGTTCATTTGGTTTGTAAATTTGTGGCTTTCCATCTTTTGTTTTACTTTGCTGTTCGTATCTTATTATTATTCCTTTTCTATTGTAAACCTGTTTTATTGTATTTGGATCAAGAGGTTTAAGATTAATTGGAAATGTTTTATCATCATTCCAAATAATTTCAGCATAAGAATCTTCTCCAAGTCTTTTAGTGATAATCATATTTTTAAGGATATTTCTAAAAGTATCTTTTCCCCATCCTGTTATATGATCTAAAATAATCTTTGTATCAAAATCTGTCTCAATCTCTTTTCCAACAGTCCAAATTGCTCTCATGTCTAAAGCTATTTTAAATTCTGGGATTGTTTTGTAAATTCCTAATTGCTGTGACCAATTAGAGTTTGTATAAGTTGTTTCATCCTGATCCATCACTCCATCAGTTTGTTTAGAATCTATAGTTACATCTGTGACTTGATTTGTCATGTCCCCATACTGTGCCGAACTAATATTTAATACACTCATTTTATAAGTCAAGTTTAAACGGAACTTGTAAAGTTGCTATACTTGGAGTTGATCCCCAATCGAAGTCAGGTTCTGCAGGTGTTGCACTTATTGCACCCCCTGATACTCTATTCAATGGATCGCAACCTATTGCAAATAATGTAGAGGTACTACCTGAATCTGCAATCTGCCTCACAGTTAATCTTAAGGTTTCTCCCTTTTTAAAATGTGTTTCTGTAACTTCTAAGTCAATAGAATCCATCGCTTTATTATAAAGACCTGCTGTACTTGCTGCATAATCAATTTTTCTTCCAGTATTGGTCACTAAATCGGTTTCAGTTGTTCCATTCCATTTTCTAAGTATTGCAGTTATAGTACTTGCATCGTGTGAATTTGATCCTGATTTTGTACCATGAGGTATTGTAGCAACTACAACTCCTTTTATTGTTTTTGGGAGTTGAAAAGTTACATCAAAATCTATATCCTGAACTGTTAAATCTCCTCCTGTACTTCCATATGTAACATTTGAAGAAACTTTGTGAGAATAAAATTTTGTTGCAGTTAAAACATTTTTATCTACTGTTTTTGCAAGATAAAAATCTTGAACTCCTGTTCCACTTGCAATATCTGTATAACTGTAAGTTGCCGAAACATCACTCGCTTTTCTGTAAACAATTGGAACAGGCATTAGAACATTTTCTCCTTGTTTTTATCGTCTTTAAGAATATCAATATTTCTATTAGTATTATCTCTTAAAACATCAAGCATTGTTTGAGCTTCTGCTCTGCTTGTAAAACCACTTAGATCATAATTTATAATCTCTGTTGCAATTAAATTAGAAACTGTATCGTCGAGAATTGGTTTAAAGTTTGCTGTTACAGTTGCATAATCAGCGACCCAATCTTTTCTTGTTGCAGCACATAATACACCTTCTGCTTGATCTGAAAACTTAGCTAACATTGCTCCACTTGCTGTTGCAGTTGAATTTGCGTTTAATCCTGCTTTGTAAATTGCTGCACCACTTGTAGATAATGTCCAACTCATAAAATAGCTACCTCACCCAAATATTTAAACCTTTATCTCTAGCACACCAAGCAGCTCTGATTAATCCTTCTGCAATATGTGTGTAGTTTCCAAAGATTCTAAGTACAGTTCCCTTTCCTGCTTTTGCTACAAATTCATATTGTACAGATTTTAATGAGAGATAAACTTCTTCATCATCAAGTAGTTTCAACTTTCCAGATTCCATAAGATACAAGAGATTGTTGTACAAATCCTCTTTGAGTAATTTTCCCTTCTTTGTCTCATCTCGATCCAGAGGTCTATCTCTATTATTGATTGCAACAACTTTTCTTTTAATAGAATCAACCTCTAACAAATGATCTAGAACTGAAACTCCCAGAGTTCCTGCCCCTGCATCAATATAAACCTTAGTACATTTCCATTTCAACTCTTCTTCAATGATATTCCTTTCTGTTTCAGTTGTGAATTTCTTTTTAGTGATTATATTTTCAACATGTTTCAAATTTTCTCTATCTGTTCTATCAATAATTTCAATAGTTCCTTCATCATCACCCATTCTTGCAATATCAACTCCCATAAAGTATGTTCCCATTGGATTAATTCTTTCAGGTCTCTTTAAAGTCATACAATCTTTGATTAACTTATCATTAAAGAACTGGTGTAAGTCTTCCATGAACTCACCCATGTACTCTTGGGCATATTCTCGCATTGACATCTTTAACTTTTCTCGTTCTAGGTGTCTTAATGCCCCCTCACGCTGTTTCTCGGTCCAACACGCACTTATTTTTCTGTTTCTGATCACTTCTTCACTATTTACATGAAAAACCTTAAAATCATTGTTTTTATTGCAATAGCACTCATAAAAATATCCCTGTTTTCCATGCGGAGTTCC